CGGAAAAACTCTCGCATCAGAGAACGAAGCTCTGGGCCTATTTCTTTTAGGTTTCTTATAGGCAACATATTCGCCCTCCTTAAATATTATTATCTTGTGGTGTGTCCTGTGCCGGTTGGTCTTGTTGGTTAGGTTGTATTTGCTTGTCTTTTACTTGATAAAGATCAATATCAATACCTAAAGACTTAAACAACTCTTGGTCGGATTGCAACTGCTGTGCAACTGCATCTGGATCTCTACCTAACGAAGCACATACCTCACTCCAGCTTACTAATCCAAGTTTCAACTCTTCGCCTAATGCCTGCATCTCTTTATACGGATCAATGAGTTCACGTTTTGGCATGACCCATACATAATCTATATGAGAAGTAGGAATACCTATCATTTCTAATCCTTCTATAAACCAGTTCATCATTGGAGTAAGCATTTGAGGAATAATTATATTCTCTCTGTATACTTTTAATGATCTGTTGAAGGAAAGATAATCTAGGCGGCTTGAGCTGTAGTTTGAATCTGAATAGTCTGCTGAGAATTCAGAGTAAGGGATCCCCATACCTCTTGCAACACTTCGAACTAAAGATTTAACATAAGTATCTTCTCCGATTCTCTGTGGTGGGTTGCTAAACTGTATCGATGCTCCTGGAGGCAATGCTACTAATTGACCAGGAGATATTTCCTTTTCAAAAGTATAAGTACCTTCAGTAAATGCCTCTAAAAAGTCATCGTCGGCGTTATGAATAAACCCAGAGAAAGCTGTAGAGATCTTTGCAGTCTCAATAGTTGCTGTGTTATAGATTTCTATGTCATTTAATCGATGTCCAATACTTGAATACCATGTAATACCTCTTAATTGACCTGGTCTATCTACTCTATAGATATGAGTCATGTCGTTTAAGCTTATATATCGATATTCTCGGTTCCTATTCATCCTTAAACTGTCGTTTGGATGCATTTTATAGACCATGTAACCATCAGGATTACCGTCTTGATCTATTACAACACCGCCATACACTTCCTTATTTTCATAGGAAGGAACAGTATCATTTAGATAATCTATCTCTAAAATAGATAAAACAAACGGTAATTCGCCTAATTTTGGCTTAGATTTGAACTTTCTAAGGATTAAAACCTCTCCGTCAACGACTACAGATTGCATTGCAATTCGCTGAATTCCATAGATATTTGTCTTTTTTAGTCCATCTACAGTAGGTTTTTCCATGTAATTTCGCCAAAAATGGTTAACTACAGCTAAAAGTATGTCATTTGTTGTTTTATTTCCAGTTAGAATGGCTTTTTTATCATCTTCTGATAGATACATACAGGTTTGAACAGCTGATCTGATATCTGCAGGTACTTTGGCTCCGTTTTTAATAATGAAGTTTGGAACAATGCCGTCACCAACTAAGTTATCGACTAATACATCCTTAGCAGACTTAGCCAATGGGTTGTTTAATGCTAGATTTCTAGCTTGTCCCCTACTAATGAACCCTTTTTCTCTAGCGATTGTGTTAATTGTCTTAGTAGAGTAAGGAATTGACTTAAATCCGTCGTTTCCCATCTCCATGTATCGCTTTTTTTCTTTAGGTTCTGGGGTAAATACTCGCTTAATGCGGTCAAAGAATCCCATATTAGGAGCCTCCCTTTCCTTTATTTATATCTATTCTATAAAATCCGTAACTTGGACGACGTTCAGCATGTGCTATTCTCTGTTTTAGGTCTCTCACAGCTTTGAACATACTATCAGTACTTTGATATTTTATCCATTTATCTGCATATCTAACCTCAAGTACACCTTGGTATAATGCGGTTTCAAGAGCAGCTAGCATTTCTTGCATTTCACTTAAAGACATGTTATTTCTCCTTTACTGCTCTTGTATACAGAGCTTATTTTTTATATCTGTCGCTAGATACAACCTTCCATTTAGGAGTGGTTCGTACATCTGCTACTGTTTCGTCTGAAACTCTTAGTGAGTTAAATATATTATCCCATTCATTGTCTGATGTTTTATCTAATCCTAACATATATGCTGCAGCCTTAGAGTAACAAGTAGTGTCTAATGGTTCGTTTCTTCCTTTTTCTGGGTTTGTCCAGGTGTAAGTTATCATACCATTTCGATCTCTTCTTTCTACTAAAGACTCTATAGTTAGACCATCAAAGAATGATTTTGCAAACTCAGGATAGTGTTTATATCCGTAAGTTGGAGTTCCATCCTCATTCAAAACAAGCCTTAATTGTCCATATACCTCTTCTTTTAGCCGATATACACCTAATATCCACACTTTACCAGCTGCCTTACTAAGCTTTTTAGCTTGGAAGTTAACTGCTTTTGGTGCTTGAAGAATATCAGATCCAGCTATATTACTACCTTTTACAAGTGTTACTTTATCCTTAGGTAATTCAGAAGTTGCTTCTGCAACAACGGAGGAGTTAAATCCGTAGTCAACACACATTTTCTTAATAAAGAATTGTTTGCGTCCGTCTGCTGAAGGGAACGGATGGTTTAGTACACTTTCTAGGGCCCTTTTGAGTTGAACACTGTCTCCAGTATCACAAGGTATAACTCGATACTCAATTGCGTATGAGTTAAACTTTTTACCCCACCCTTCTACCAAGACCTCTATACGATCGCCTTGTACGTCGACTCCAGCCGTCAATACGGCGGCATCTGCAGGTACAGTACCAATCTTATAATTCCTTCGTCTTTCATATAATCTGGAAGAGTCAGGTTTTTGAGTTACTTGAGTAAACGGTAATCCTAAATAGGTATTCTGGAAGGTCTGTAATGTATTTTTAAATTTACAGTCCTCATATGCTTGTAATATACCATACCAACCACTAGCAGCTAGAAGGCTGTAGAATTGGTTTAGGTAAAATGAAGCATGTCCATTGAAGGTTAGTCCTGATTCAGATCGCCACTTTCCATCTCTAATCATAGAGGGCTTGTGGTCTTCCGATATATGGTATCCACAATGTGGGCACTCACAATATATTGATTTCTTTACGACATTTAGTGCACCAGTAGGTATTGTTTCGGTTTCATACCTGAACAAATTAAGCTCAAATGTAAACTCTTCCTTACATTCTGGACAAGGAACATAGTAGTATCTTCGATCCCCTTTAAGGAATTCTCTATATACAATTGAAGTTTCTTGTACAACTGGTGTGGAGGTAACAATTAATTTAGATCCAATATAGTTCTGTTGTCGCTTCTTAGCAAGCTCTAGGATATCTCCTTCAGGGCTGAATTCGAATCCATCTACCTCGTCTGCAAAGATATACTTTATCGGACGTGAACGTAGGTTTGCAACAGATTTGGCTGAAACGCCGTATATTGCTCCACCAGGGAAGTTGATCTGTAATTGTGTACTTCGTTTAAGTAATCTAGATAACCCTGGGCTATCTCGAATAGTCTTAAGAAATCGGTCCGTTAACATACTCTTTACCATCTTTTCGTTTGGAAGGAGTAACATCATTGGGCCTGGGTTGGTCTCTATCTGTTTAAGCAGGTAGTTAATTCCTGTTTGGGATTTACCTAACTGAGTAGAGCACATTAAAGTTATTTGGTATACCTCTGGATCATCGATAAGATCAAATATGTCTCTAAGGTATGGGGTTCTATTTAGTCGAAACTTACCTGGTTCGGGAGATCCTTCGTTTGGAAGGAATAGATTTTCCTCTAGCCATTCGGAAGTTGGTTGTTTCGAGGGCGGTTTCAGGGCCCTTGCAAATACATCTC